CTTGGTAGTTACCTAGTTTTGGATAGTTCATTTTCCTACTTTTTTCTGAGCCATTTTATGAGCTTGTGTGAAGCTCATACCTTTCTTCATCGCGTTAGTCATAGCCTGCATGTGCTTCTTACTATGGTGCTGAGAGTGCTTCTTCATAGTCTTTTGCTGTCTTGGAGTCAGACCACCAACATCTACTCCTTTAATCATAACACTTTTAGCACCTCCTTTGCCCATCTTACGTCTGTCCATTACACCATATCTAGCCTGCTGCTGTTGTGTCATGTCCTGACCTTCTGCTGGTGCTGCTGCTGGTTGTGCTTGTTGTGCACCACCTCCTGCTGAACCAAATGCTCCTTGCTTAAATCCTGCCATAGCACCTTGCATGCCACCGCCTCCCATAGCGCCCCTAACAGCTCCGATAGCTCTTCCTGCAAGACCTCCACCAAGTGCTCCTTTAGCAGCACCTAATAGCTTCCTACCAAATCCTCCTTCAGCCCCTTTAGCTCCATCGATAGCGCCTTTGACCTTACCTATAAGACCAAACTGAGCTTTCTTTTTACCGCCCATACCCATCATCTTCTTACCTCCATATCTCTTAAAGCCCATCTTATTACGGACATTAGTAGGGAGCTTGCTCAAGCCCTTACCCTTGCTGCCTTCTGGTACGTCCTTAAGTCCACCGTCCTGCATCTGATTCAGCCTCTTAAGGTCTTTGTTAAGCTTGCTCATGTCTCCCTTTGGGGCTTGAGGCCTTCTAGCATTCTTTCTAGCTCTTCTGTTCTCCATGCGAGCATCGGCCTTGTCTGCTCTTGCTCTAAGCTTGTCTCCTTTAGACATACCTCTACGAGTCATTCGGTTGGACTTACGATCCATACGTCTGTCCTCTCTTTGCGCTCTTTTGCTCTTAGGAGCAGGTGGTGCAGCAGTCTTAGACTTTTGAAGAGTAGGCTTCTTAGCTCCGCTTTTTACTGCAGCTGCAGACTTCTTAGCCATAGCTTTAGGAGCAGCCTTTGGCTTGTCATCAGCTCTGTTGGTGCTATACTTCTTACCCTTGTACATAAAAGTCTTGCCTGGTCCAAGCTCTTTTCTAGCTCTTGCAAATGCCTGACCAAAGGTCTCTGGGTTTTCTGGTGCCTTTCCATCTCTCATCTTCTTAGGCGCCCCACCGAAGGTGAGTTCTTTAGAAGGCTCCATGTAGTTGCCCCCCATGCCCATCTTTTTCTTGCCGCCGGCTTTCATTTTTTTGCCGCCGTACGTTTTCTTTTTAGAGTAGTTCATTATTTCTTATTTTTCCAAGATACCCGTTTTGATGATTTTTTACGACGCATACCTGCTCTAGTACACGCACTTAATGTAGGTCGACAAGCCGGGTATCCCGTCTTCCTAGGTTTTGATGCATCTTTTCTACCACAGGGTACAAACTTACCTGCAGCTTTAGATGCTTTACAGTCTACCCAGCCTCGGCCTCGGTTTCTGCCAAACCATTTCTTGAGACCCTCGCTAGCCATTATCCCTTAGTCCAGTAACCGTACTCTGCTACAACCGCAGCACCTGATGCTTGACACTCAAGTCCTACTCCACCTTTTATAGGTAGTATTGCAAACTCACCTGCACCTAGATCTGAGAATGCTGTTGCATCATCTATCTTGAGTGTGAGTACATGACTAACATCTGTATTTGTGTTCTTAATGTACACATACGTAATGTTAGAATTACCTGCAGCTGTAAGGATATTAGTAGCTGCGTCTGTTGCTATAGACAAGCGAGCTATGTTAACAGCTGGATTAGCTGTTGTAAGGCTATCAGAAACTGATATATTAAGCCTATCTGAAGTTGCATCAGTTGATGCAAGTGTCAGTGTTGTTGTTAAAGTTGCCATTGTTTTCTGTTGTTTTGTAAATATACTAATTAAAACGAGTCCATGATGATTTCGTCTACAGCTTCCTGCACATCCTTTTGTGACGCTTCTAGCTGCATCATAATGTTCGCTTGAAATCTTACCTCTTCTTCTCCTTCGTTAAATACTACAATAGTGGGCACAACAACTATCTTATGATTTCTTTGTAGTTCTGGACTAGTTGCTATATCTATCCTGGCACTAGTACAATCATCTATATCTTCAACCCAAGGAACTGAGTTTGAGGCGTTAAATTGAGCATTAAATTCTACTACACAAATACCCGTATCAGGTATTTCTGGTGCACTCTCCCCCGGCAATACAAGTACCGCCGTTGAAAATAGTAGAAATGATAATGCAACTGATAGAACAATTTTCATTTTCCATTTTATTTTAGTTTATCGATTTTTTCTTCTATACGCTTCATGTCTTCTTTGATTTCAGTGACATCTTCTTGCGTAGTCATGATAGTTTGACGGACTAGTTGGTCTTTCATGTCAAACTCCATTCGTGTTATTTCAGGGGCAGCAGGTTCAGGTAGTTCTTTTGCTTCAGCAATATCAGCCTGCAGTGCAAACCACATAGCTACGATAGTACCAATACCCGCTGCTGCCATACCTATAGTCTTTAGGTCTAGCGTTACTTTAGTGTCCTCTCCAATTTGTTTTGCCATTACAGTAGTATGTAGTTTAATCCGATAGAGAAGTCATGCCATTCTCTGTTCCAGTATCTGTTGTATTTACCTTCTGTGAATACTCCTAAGCTTTTAGATATTTTAGTACCAAATACAAGTCCAGCCCCAATGTCTAGCCATTGTGAGCTACTTACAAAGTTGTGGTATGAGTATTCATCTCCATTGTTTATGTGGTAAGGCATAACATTACCCCATGAATGAAACCAGAAGTCTTTACTATAATGATAGAAGTCAAACCCAATTACGGCTGAGTGTATCCATTGTCTAGAAAGTTGAGATCTTTTACGTGCTACATAGTCATCCAACACTTGAGGTATAACAACCTCTCTCCATACATCAGAGCTATTGGCTATGACTGCACCGTTTGGAGATAGGAACTCTCCTTCGTCAAAGTTCACAGTGTAGCCTTCTTGTATGGCTAGTGCAGTGTAGTGTATCTCATTGTTCTCTAACAACCATTCCTGTAGTGGGTCATAGCCATAGGGCTCTGATATCCTTTGCACTATACCTGCATTTATAGATAGCTTATCACCTATGCGTAGGCGTAGTCTTTGCGATCCTTCAAAGTATTGTATGTCTGCAAACCCGTCCTGCAGCCACTCAGCTTTTGCTACCCACCAGTCTGCTACGTATCTAACGAAGTAATCTTGGTCTAGGAAGTTTTTACCTTGTTGTCTTCTCCAGTCTGCTTCTGCGAGGAACTCAAATCCTGAGTATCGTCCAATAGTGGCTGCATCCCCGTACGTCTTTTCAGTGCCATCATAGAATATGTTAGCTCTGTTTTCATAGCCAAAACGCGCAATCTTGCGGACGCCAAGCGTAAGACTGTAGTCAAATGGTGTTTCGATAACTCCGGTTGCAAGTTGTCCGGTAGAGACAGAATATGTGTCATCATCAGATATCGAATTGCCCCCATTAACCGCTCCGTAGAATGTTGCTCTTCTAAGAACTTCTTTATAGAATGTGCTTTGCGCATAGCTGATAGTTGGTATGATTATCAGCAGTATGGTTACTAAGTATTTCATTGCCTTACTACTGTTTCTTTTTTGATTCGGCCCTTGTAGTTAGCCATAATTACATATACACCTGCGGATGGTAGGTGTATTCTAGTGTCTTGTGTTTCTATAACCTTTCTACCTGAGGCGTCTATAACTGTAATAATTGTGCCTATAGGAGCTTGTACACGAATATCTCCATTTGTAGGATTAGGGAAGAAGTGAAGCAAAGACTGAACAGTCATATCTACACTAGACGTTTGATTACCACAGTAGTCATATAGTTCTATGCAAGTTGCGTCCCATCCAACTTCACAGCAGTAGGGATCAACTTCGATAACCCACGTGTAGCAGTAATCGTTGGCCCAGTATGGTTCCCCTGGACCTGTTACACATCCTGCATCGTACAGACACTGTGTTGATGTATTAGCCTCCTCGTTGTAGTTGTATGCGTCGGGGTCCATGCAGCCCTCTACTACAGCTATGCAACTGTTATTGTCTACATTGGCTTCAGGCTCATAATTAAGTGCTTCTGCATTAGTGCATCCAAAGACCGCCAGCGTCTCACATGATCCGTCGTCGTAGTCTGCATCATATCCTTGTGTGTAGTATTCTAGGTATCCAGCTTGTGTACACCCAGCGTTATAGTAGCAGCTACCGTCTTCTGTGTTGACTTCAGAATCATAGTTCTGTGCAGTTTCATCAGTGCATCCATACGTAAACGGGACACAGCTAGTGCCGCAGTATGGCATGAAGCTGTATACATTCCACTCTGGGTTCTTGAACGGTTGCAGAGCACCCTGTCCGTTGTCGAAGAATGGATTAAGACCTTCAACCATGAGTGTGTCACCTAGCTCGTTTGTGACAAGAACAGAGTTGTGCAGTGTCTGAAACTCAGTCTCTTGTGGAGGCTGTTGCGGTCCCCCTATCTCAAAGTAGTATATATCTACCTTTTCATCAGAGTCTAACACCAAGTCCCATGACTGAGAAAACTGACCAGGACCCATGGTAAAGATCCACTGCAAGTCACCTTGCTTAACACCTATATGTGAATTACCCCAACCGTCACCTGCTGCGTCACCGATTCTTATTGTTGTAAGGCACGGACTGTTGAGGTCTGAGATAGTAGCAGTTGAGTCGTAGTTAAATGCTTCTGGGTTCATACATCCCCAAGTATGTAGAACCTCACATGTGTCTTGAGCTGTAGCCTCTGGGTTGTAGTCAACGTAATCGTCGTCCATACATCCGACTATTACGCTGTCAGGGGCACAGGGCTCTACAAACACAGCTCCCGAATAGTGAACGTTTCCGTTATTGTCTGAGTAGGCCAAATCTTCTAGCTCCCAGACAACCTCCTCGTCGCATGCAGTGATGACCACGCCTCCGTCTTGACCACCACTTGCCGACCCGTTGAGTCCGTCTCCGTATGTGTCTGTCAGAATAAGTTCAAAGCCAAGTGCTACGCAGAAGTCGTAGGTGTATGTGGCTAGCTGATCCCCAAAGTTAAATCCTCCTGGTAGCACCTGCTCATAGAACTGACCAACAGCTAGGTCAACAAGGGTAAACCCAGTTTCGTTGGGCCAGTTATCTAAGGTCAACTCCATAGATACAAAGGCCTGACCTTCTGGGCATTCGCTTACATTACATGTGCCGTTATCTACAGTGGCCCACGGATTGTAGTTATTAGATGCATCGTCTGTACATCCAGGAATAGGAAGAGCACACGGCTCTAAGACAAAAGGAACTGTTATCTGCTCTGTGCTGAAGTCAAATACTGACAGGTCAAGACCACAGTCATTGTTTAGTTTAAACCATCCCTCACCGAACTGACAGCAAATACCATCCCCGAAAGCATCGCTGACTACAAGGTTGTATTCACCTGATGGTAGAGGTATTAGCTGTTCTGTATAAGAAGAGTCGGGGTAGGGTCCTCCTGATACAAAAGTGCTGTCAGACCCAACCATGTATATCTCCCAAGTGCTTTCACCTCCGTATGCGTCGGTCTGAAACTCTAGGTTAACCCAGCTTGGTTGTGCTGCTATAATATTAGACAGCCCTATGAATAATATAGTAAGTAAGTTTTTCATTAGCATCTGCATCTCCACTTTCTAAGTGCTTTGTTAATACGTGAGTTTGGATCTCTTTTACCCTTAGCTCCGGTTCTGCGGGATTTCATTCCACACATACGAGCACAGAACGATTTTCTGCGTCCTGCTCTCTTACCCTTAGGGCTTGATTCTGTTACGGGTGCAGCAAGTTTACTACCAGGGTTAGCTTTTCTATATGAGGCTCTACCTTTAGCATTAAGTCCTCCTGACTTACTCTTGCCTGCTTTTCTTTGCCATGCGGGTGTTGCCATGATTATAAGCTATCTAGATATGCTTGCGGATCAGCTATGTACCAGCCTTGCGCTTCATCGGTTAATATTGCTCTTATCTCAGTGTGAGTATACTGTGTCTTCTCGTTTAGGAATGATGGGGTATTACCATCAAACTTGACAAGTGCTTTGCTGTTGTCAAGGTTGTAGCGTACAGTATCTGCAGAGTCCTCACATACTTGTGAGAAGTCTACAGAACTTACTTCGCTTGCTTCTATGATTACGTAGGTCGTTGCCATTATATTCTAGTATCTGTACTCCAGAAGTTTCCAGTTGCGTTGACAACAGTGAGGTCACTGTGACTATTACCAGAGCTATCTGACATGGTAGTGCCTGATCCTTCTTCTATCTTGTAGTATGTTACCAGTCTGGCAGATTCAGCATAGTTTCCTGAGTCCGCTGTAAGATCTGGGTAGTTGTTGTAGATCTCTGCTACTTCAGCAGCAGTAAGAACAGTGCTCCAAGAAGCAAGCCTATCTATTCTAAGGTCATAGTCTATTACGTTCAGGAAGGTACCCACGGTGAACTTACCTGATATAGCAGCTATATCTGCTGAAGCGTTAAATGCAGCATTTGTGGTCAATATGCTTACCGCACTACCGTTTACGTAACAAATAAAGGATCTAGTTGTATCATTAGTTGCTGTAATGACTATATCATACCACGTGCCGGTAGACATACTAGTGTCAAATGTCACATTACCCACAAGGCCGCCGCTAATTGTGGCTGAAATATTTAAGTCGCCATCTGAATTTACCTGTATCCAGAAGAAGGTAGTGCTCGTACCAGTAAAGCTTATAGTTGAGTTTAGAGCGTCTAGCTTTACAGCAAAGTGTAGACTAAACTCAGCATTTGCATCAAAGACCTGCAACCAAGTACTTGCCAGGTTGGGTCCTTGTATACGATCACTAGCTCCGTCTAAGTACACAGAGTAGTTCTGTGTCTCGACAGCGCCTCCCGTAGGATACGGGTATGGTACTTTTGTGATATTTGTTCCCAGTCCTAAAGACATTACGTAGGATCACCTTTATATAGTACGTACAATGCCCCACTGTCACCAGTGATGGCTGTGATATCTCCGTAGAGTATAGTACCTGCAGGTATCTCTTGTCCAGTAACAGTTGTGCTACTACCTATGGTAAGAGCTGTAGGAGTACATGCTTTCAAGAACTGTACTGCGAAGTACGTTCCTGCACTTACACTTTGAGCAGCGTTGCCATTGATCATCACACAGCCGTTATCGCCAAGTGACAGCTTGTTTGTGGATGATACTGACTCATTGGCTGCTTTACTAGCTTGTGATGCTTTTACCTGCTTATCTAGCAGTCTTTCTCTTGTTGTATTTAATCCCATAATTAGTTTTGTTGTCTATCGTTAGAAGTATCATTTATGCCCTGTGACATGAGCACGAGCTCTCCTGAAGCTATTCCATTAGTTATCAAGCTCACCATGTCCATAGGGAGTGGGTAAGGGGACTGATCGTCATAGCATTCCCCTTGGTTGCATGTAGCAAACTCTGCTACGGTTTCAGGGTCTTCAAAGACCCCTCTTACGTTTATAGCTTCAAGTCCATTTGGATTGTATACGTATATGAAGTCATCGATGACATAGAACTTAGTCTGTCCTGATGTATACCTATCATATGGTATGTACTCTATTTCATAGGCCTCTACTCTAGGAATAGTGCCTGTTCCATTAGGCTTACCTATAAATGTAAAAGCATCCCTAAAGTTAAATCTAACTGTTCTAGGGAGCTTTCTTTTAGTTCTATATACTGGACAGTCTATAGGGAGATTGCAACACTTAGAAGCGTCAACCTTAATTAGGTCCAAGCACCCTAAGTCCTGTTCTAGTGTATTGGATACAAACCCATTCCTGTTGTAGTCTCTACGTATAAACATAGCACGGTAGTGCTGTACGTTGAACTTGATCTGATCCAATGATATAATATCATCATTGCTAGATCTACCAGCCCTAACTAGGTTTAGGATATTGTATGCAATCTCATCTAAAGTCATTGATCTAGCCCTTTTATGCTAACTAGCTTAGCACATTTTTCATATTCTTCGTTTTCTTCAAAGTACTTTATCATATCGTCTATGATAACCTTAAGTGCAGAGGGATCACTAGGGTCAAAAGGCAAGAAGATCATATCAGAGCTTCTTGACAAAAGCTCAACTACAGTCATCTTGCCTGTGGCTACAGCAAATGCATTTCTGTATGCCTCATCAAGTATCTCTATCTCGTCTTCTATTGAGGTAGAGAAATCGTAATCGTCTTCTATGTCGTCTTCAAATAACATTCGTTTGTAAATAGCCTTCAAGTCCTCTTTGCTTATTCCATATATATGCTTGCCCTGTTCGTTTAGCTTCGTACCCCATCTGCTTGTGCCATTCATCGTTAGGACAAATAGATGGTAGAAACCGTACTTTGATACCTCTGTACTCATTAACCATTTCTTTGTGAAGATGTCCGCAATGTGCCTCACGGTGCTTAGCTCTAGCAAACATCTCCGGTTGTTCTGTAGCCATTATCAATGGCATATCAGCCGGTTTCTCTTTGTCGCCGTGTGTAAACATTAGCATGTTCTGTCCGTACTCATAGTACTTTCGAGAACTGTAATCATTATCCACACTAACGTTGGCATCGTTTCTGTACCATCCTGCAAGAACATCTCCTGCATAGAACATGCGTTCATAGTCATGGTTACCAGATATCACTAGTACGTCAACAGGAGCTATTGTAGTTAGATAGTCTATAGCATACACTATTAACTGGCAATAGCCTCTAAATGTGTCTTTCCAACTACCATTGTCTTGTTGTGGTGTTCCTTTTGTGGTTGACATACGAAGCCCTTCTGAGTTCATACCGTCATTGCCTATAGGTAGCAATATCCTTTCTATCTGTAGTCCTTGTGCTTTTGCCATCAAGTCACCGACTACTGCTAGATAGTTTTCTTCTACCTGCTCTAGTGATAGATTGTGGAGTTTACCATAGTGTATGTCAGGTAGAGATACCTCATACACTACAGGGTCAGAGAACTGTTTGTACTCAACCTTTGCAGCCTTTGGGCTGTAACTAGCTGCAAACTCCTCAATCTCCTGCTTAATTGCTTCTACGCTCATAGACTCTCCCTTTGTAACTACAGAGAATCTTTGTTGTCCTGACACAGTCTGCCAGAACTTTACGCTAGATACATCAGCAGGTGCGATGCCATTTTTGTCAAGGAACGTTTGGAACTCTGTGATAACACTGTCATTACTGTTAGCGTTATCTTCAGGCTGTCCCTTAGCTTTCTTTCGTGCTTCGTAAAGTGCAGTCTCACATAGTTCAACAGAACACTCTAGTCGGCCTGAGAGTGCCTCTGCACTCTTTTTTAAGTAACCTGGTTTCTCTTCTAGGAAACTTTTTATTTCATTTACTGTCATATGTTAGGTTTACAGTTACCTTACTTCTTGGCTTTTTCTATCGTCCTACCAGCGAAGTAAGCACCAAATGCAGTGAGCATTAGGATTTGGAGTAAATCAACATAGGAGTCTTTTACATTAAATGGCACATTGTCCATGCTGTCTATGAACATAGTTACCATAAACATAGCCATGAGGGAAATAAGCGTCACTGGCCGTATTAGCTTAGCCAGCTTTACGTCGCTCCCCATATCCGCTTGCCATCTTGATGTAACATTCTCTTGGAACTTTATCTCTGCATCTACAGCAGCAGTTCCTTCAGCAGTGTCTACATCAGGATCTTTATCTATGAGATTCTTAACTATACCGAGGCCTCCCTGATCTGGGAGAAGATCCCCAACTACTTCAAGTACATTTGGGGCTTTAGACTTTAACCACTTACCTAGGCCAGTATCTTTTATCTTCTTACCCATCTTAGTTCGTCATCTTAGCAGCAAAGTACTCAGCCTTTACACCAGTAGTCGCATCGTTTGAATAGATCTTAACGTCATTGCTTCCGCTGGTTACATGCCATGGCCAAAGGATATACTCACCAGGCTTTAGACGAGCTATGATCTGAGATCCTACAAGAATGAACAGATTCTTATCAGCCGTGCTAGTGGCGTTTTTAATAAACACAAACAGAGTTATGTCTGTGCTCGTATAGTAATCAGAAGCATCCACTAGGACAGCGGGAGATCCTGATGCTTCTTTGATTGTTTTGATGCGTCTATCTGCATCGCTGCTAACGGCAAAAGACTTGTCATGTCTTGCACCAATAGCATTGCTGAAAAGGTTTCTAGACCTTACACTAAGTCTTGTTGTAATGCTTGCCATTTAATTTATTATTTTAAGAAGCCTCTCTATATGCTCACCAGTAATGTCTTCTGGGAGTTGAGACTCCTTAATCATATGCAGATATGCCTCTGTAGACTCATCTAACATATCCTCTACAGCCTGCAGTTGTGCCTTTCTATCCTCTATGATTTCCTTGCTATCTTTTTCAAGTTGCTCCATCGCTTCTGAGTTTTGCTCTTCAACAAGGGATTGCATCTTTACAGATACCTCTTGGAACTCAACAGGTGGCATAGCTGCCTTTTCAATAGGCTCTAGCTTATGTCTCAACTCTTTTAAGTTTTTACCAACGAGAACACTAAAACGTGCTCCTTTAATTTGTTTCACTGACTCAAGACCTCTGAAGATCTCAAGTAACTCTCTATTTGTAGCTTCTATTTTTGTAGCTGACATTGCTTTGTGTTTTAAGGTTTACAATAATACAAATATATAAAATCAGGCTATTCTGTACATAGTAACTGCAGATGAACCTGTTCTTCTAATTCTGAATCTTCCTACACCAGAAGTGAATGCATCTTCTGCATTGTCTTGTGCAGAGACTATTGCACTGCCTACAAGAGTCACTCCTGTGCCTCCTGTAAATGTGATAAATGATGTTCCGTCTGTAGCTAGGTTAATTACACTGAAGTCGAATGCGTCATCGTCTGTTGTAAGTCCTAACGTGCTGATGAAGTTAGCAGCTGTGTCTGTAGCCTTACTTCTGTCTGCTGTTGGGGTACATGTCACTATACCAGTTAATACGTTAGCTGCAGATACGACAGTTGTTCCGTCATCAGTAGTAGCTGGGGCATTCTGATGCAGTACTATACCTGCATCTCCTCTCTGTACGATACCCCCAGAGAAAGTTGTATTCTGTGAGCCATCTACTGTTACAGCAGTCGTTATAGTCCCAGATGCTCCAGTCTTTATTACTACTGATCCGTCTGTACCAGATCCTGCTCTAAGTCCACCGTGTATCTCTGTATCTCCCCCGTTACCGTTACTATCTCCTGCCCCAGCTTTCAATAGGACATTACCGCCTGCATTACCTGTTCCTGATGCGCTAGATCCAGATATCGTAAGAGCAGGGCTTGATCCTGACGTACAAGCATTCATAGATATTTTCTGAGCTGTACTGCCGTCTGTAGGACCTAATGATATACTAGAGTTGATGTTTAAGTCATTAGTAAAGTAGGCAGTTGGTGTACTGCTACCTATAAACACTTTACCTGTAGAGTCTAGTCTTACTCCCTCTGCTGATCCGTCTCCAGACAAGAACCCTGTTCCTAAGTCAATGTTGTTATTATCTAAGTCTAGGGTAGATGATATAGTACCAATAGCAGATGCTATACTTATTCCCCCGTCTGAGTTTGTAATAGTAATATTAGTTCCTGCAGTTAGTGTACCCACTGCTGGTCCAGATGTTCCACCTATAAGTATCTGCCCATTTGTGGACATTGCTACTGCGGATAATGTATCAGTTCCAGAGTCTTGACTTATGATAACGGACTTGTCTGCAAATACAGTTGCCCCTGTACCACCATTAGCTACAGGTAAGGTGCCTGTAACATGGTTAGTATTGCTCAGTGTTGCCTGAGACAAAAACCCAGAGCTTGTGTTATTACAAGCGCTAAGATCTAAGTTACTCTGATTGAAGTCTAGTACTAAGTTGGTCTTAGTTACATCTGAGCTTAACGTCTCGTTCTTTATCTCTAGTACTGTATCATTAGATCTAACTCCCTTGAATATGAGAGTATTATTCTCATTACCTGTAAGTGAGTTACCAAATCCACCACCTACAAACAGAGAGGTTACAGTCGATGTGCCTAGGGCGCTGCCTAAACTCTTACTACCAGAGGTCGTTCCCCCGTCTTGTAGGATGGGGAATATGTCCGCTAGTTGGTAGGAGCTGGACCTCTGTGTTTTTGTATTTTGTACAACCAGCCTTTCATTAGCCACAGATTCACTCTTTGACTTTAGGTCTAGGTCTATTATTCGTTTTGCCATTTTAGAATGTTATTTCAAAGTCATCGTTGTCCCTGAGCCCTGTATCCATAGATGGGGGCTTGGTTTCGTTTTCAGCTGTTCCTGAACTCAAGGTTGCTATACTGCAGTTTTCACAGAACTTGCGCATAAACTCATATAGAGTTCTTAGATATGTTACTCCATTTGGTGTGGTGCTCTTCTGTCCTCTGACATTTATACATCTTACCCAGTACTCGTTATCTACACCTCTTTGGTCTGGTCTTATCTGTTGTGCTGGTACATTTTTTTTAGCTATAAAGTAGGATGCTACTGTCTTACCTCTGACGTTTCTGAGTATCCTTACTGTATCTCCTTGATTAAACGTGCTCTTGGGTGTCCATCTTTGAGACCCGTTTGTTCTCCACTTGTTTGCACAATCTACATCTCTATACCTAGTGTTCTGTGTTTTATTGTCATACTCGTCACAGCTAAACAAGCATGGTAAATCTACACCCTGGTTAAACAGATAGTTAATCAGAGTAAGTTTAACCAAATCGTCTTTATTGTGATCTTTCACACCAGCTCTGAGCTTGAATAACATCTTACTGCCCTCATTTGCAGAGCAGGTCATAGCTTCTGTTCTCCAAGTCTCAAAATCTTGGTTGTTGAACATAGGATCACAAGACACCTCTATAGTTACTACCTCATCCTCTATGTCTACTGAAGGGTCTCCAGTTCCAGGTCCCCCATCATCACAGTTTCCTAGTGCTATACAGTCAGGGATTGGGGGTGGTGGACATTCTGCTTCAGTAGGACAGGGGTTAGTTACAACCTCATCACATTGTGGGTTAGTAGGATCTGGACATGTAGGATCTGTACAGTTAGGATCTACATTACCATCTTCATCTTCACAATCGTCCTCATCTTCGTTTTCTACACAGTTTTCATCACCATCACAGCAGTATTCGCATAGTGCGGGAACAGGTATCAAGGCATCAGGATTGTAATTACATGCTTGTGGGTCGCCACATCCCTCCCCGTTACCAAAGGTTTCATCGCAGTTTCTAAGACCCACCCCCTGTTCGTCTTCACACTCCTCACATTCTGGCAGACTTGGGTTAGTTATACATGTCTCTGTACCCCCGTATTCACATGTTCCATCATCATAATTAGCATTTTCATTAAAGTTAGTAGCTGAAACGTCTGTGCACCCTCCTACGTAGTCATCACAATCCTCAGGATTCACTTGCTCATTACAAGGCTCGTTGCAATCCGTAATAAATGAAGTGTCAAGCAGCACATTAAATCTAACAAAGTCATTGGCAAATTCTAATTGTTGCTCCTCACATATTGTAAGGGTGAAAGCTGGGTCTATGGTATGTGGTAGTGCAAATGCTAAGAAGTTGCCTGCATACATGCCTGTTGCAGAAAACATACCTTGCGGGACTGTAACTACATTTGTTGGGAGATACCCTCCTACAACAGTACTACCTTGAGTTATAGGTATTGCGTTAGCTGTATTATTACTTGTTATTTGTTCAGCATTCGCATCATAAAATGATAGCAAAGTTTCCAGAGCGTCACTCTCATTACCATTAACTAGTGCAATTACTGCTATGTTAAATGGTGTAGGCTCATCAGGGTCAAAGACTGTAAATGTGACTCCCCCACTACTTGTGTCCCCTAAGAAGTTTTCTGTAGTATCAAGAATTCCATCTCCGTCTGTGTCTACCTCTTGGGTGGCACATTCTGCTAATGAGTTGGTGACTGAAAAGCCATTTATTCTTACGCTCTGAAATACATTGCTGCAGTCAAAATACTCACATGTATCATCATATACGGTAAATGGTATGCCGTTTACTTCATCAGTACAGCCTTCTACATAGTTAATTGCTGTAGGATCACAACATCCTCCGACCACTTCTTCACAGTTTTCACCCTCCCCTACGTTTACTGTGCCTATTGTACCATTAGGTGATAGTCCCAGACATGGACCGGCCTCTGGGTCTTGACCCGGGAATAGTTCACCTATCTGGTTAAGGACTACATTGTACTGTCCTTGTGATACATTGTTAAACGCTATGTTTACACCATTTACGTTCTGTGGATTTGGAGCACCTAGTGCAGCATAGTCATCTATATTTGTTACTGCCACCTCTTGAATTACTTCATTTGTACCTACCTCAATCAGTTGCAGTACAAACTGAAACAGTTGACCGTTAACTACCAAAGCGTATTCTTGGCCTATTATGTCCGATCCTGTATACACCCCAAATACATTTACGTATACACTACCACTTCCTATGTTGGTGAATCCATCAACTATGTTACCAGTAAGCTCACACTCAAAGGTTGACGATGTTATACAGAAATCTATAAACTCGTTACAGTCTACATATGGCTCTGGGTATCGACATAGACCGTCCGTCTCACTACTTCTCTTAGATCTTAGCCATGTTCTGCTACTGTACTGTCCACTAGTACAGAATGAGAAGGCACTATTACTATATCCTGCAGGGTAAGAGTTTTCATCACTCCAAGGATATGACCAATCATTACCTGCGAAGTTTAGTGCAGTGTTGTCTTCACAGTCACAGTACAAAACCCAGAAGTTGAAAGCCATAAAATAGTCTTGATTACACTCTTTAATTTCTATTCTTAGTATAGCTGCATAGTGTTTACCTGCTTCTAGCCCTAGACTAACGTTGCCTACATCACCCTCCTGCGTACCAAACTTAGGGTTTACGGCGGTACCATGGTTTTCTAATACTGTAACTGCTGTGGCTCCCTCTACTATTGGTAAGCTATTGTAAGCTGTTACCCCTGACTGACTAGCCCATTCAAATGAATCTGAATCAAATGCGTCTATGTTAAATATAAGAAGACTGAAAGAACTTGCATCTACGGAAGTAGTCCAGTAGTTTAACCACTCTTCAGTGCTAACTGTTGATCCACCATTCTGAGCTGCCCCGATGATGGCTGAAGCCTCTACGTTAAAAACGGCTTGGAATGAAGTCCATTGTGAAGTACCACTAGGATTATCCGCAGCTACACCTTGTAATGGATTTGAAAAGTTTACAGCATTTCCAAGGTTGCCCACGTACCAATCGGTATTTACCACCTGTAGACCTCCGTATGCGTCACTATTACTTATTACAGTTGGAGCGTCTAATACCTCCCCTCCTATGCCTTCTGATATAAACTCATGTGGATCTACGACATCTCCTGGAGCATTTTCACTACAGTATATACAGTTACCATTATCAACATTGGCTTCTTCATCATAGTTATTAGCTGCTGGATCTGTGCACCCTACTATCTCCTCTACAGGGGGACCAATCTCAAAATCAGTTAATCCAAACACTATGAAGTCAAAGTTTAAACTAAATGGAGATTCAGATACCTGACCAGTAGGCTCACTACCAATGTGCCCTAAGTTTTTGTTAAGAGACAGTCTACTTACAGTATTGAACTGCAAACCTTGATCATTAATCAAGTTATAGTTCTCTCCAGCTAAATCCTCTATATCTATGTCAATAAATGGCCTATCAAGATCTGGACCCTCTGATGTCAAAAGGACTCTAGTATCCGTAAATTCTCCATTAGGAATGAACGTAACGATGTTTAAATCTTCTGGTGCTGAACCTGTAACCTCGCTATTTGGGGATACAGTATCAGTATTTATAGGGAATCCAGCATTATCTAAAAGATTCTTACCTGGTACATATGTGAAGTCATATATGTCTAGTGTGTTACCTAAAGTATTTGAACTCTCTTGAGATTGACCTTCTGCTGTTAGACCACTCTTAAATTGATAATTAGCGAAGCCACTTAATTGAAATATACCACCACCAAACTCGCTAATTCCTATATCTGTACCCTCAAAGGTTAATACATTAGGTAGTCTAATACCAGAATTGTATAACTGTTTCATAAGAAACTCTACCTCTGGGCCCTGTGGAGACCCAGCTGTACTAGGGTTAGTTAAAGTACTTTTTGGGAAAACAGTTATCCGATACTTAGCGTTATCACTAAAATAGTCTATGCCCCCAGCTATATAGTGTTGCTCTTTAGGAACTCCATTGACTCTACCCCAAGGTTGCCTAGTGCTTAAGCTATAAGGTACAGTCTGGTTTGGACTCTGATATCCTAAAGCGTCTAACTTAGGGTCAACGTGTAAAAGACTCAGAGGATCACAGTTTGCTACGCTTGTAGGAGACGTATACGCTATGTTTGCAAAACTACCTAGGTTCAACAAGGTTGGTAATGCATTTACAGCACCTTGTATAATAGGACTCTCGTATAGATTAGACTCTATGAAGTCAGGAACCCCTTGAGCAGATGCAAACTCCACTGCTTCGCTAGATGTTGCAGAAATAATTGCATCCTGTTGACCTGGGTCTCTAACCAAGGCTTTATACTGACCACTTGCACTCACAGGAAACTCTACGTGTGACAAGAAAGGCTTCATGATTATACGAACATTCCCTATATAATTTGGTGAATTAGTCAGTGGTTCTAAGTTTGCCCCAAAATTGGTATTAAAACCAGTATCGTTATTCCCGTTTCTTACGTTGAACGGTAGTAGGAACCCTTTACCAGCTTCGGAGGAAGCGTTCGTGATGAAACAAGCTGACGCATAATCTTGCTCCGTACTAATTTCATCCGTTTCAGGACTGTAAGACATTCCCATCGTAGCGGCAAATACTGCATACTGTGCCTTTGATAAAGAGTCAACTCCTATTGCGTTAAAGGCTGAATTTCTATTTCCTACTAACAGATTTACAAAAGTGTCATTTCCGTTGGAAGCGGTAAAAACCGACGCGCCTCCCGTCACGTTTTGAGTATTTTCTTGTGATATGCAGTACGCATCAACTGTTTCCCCGTTGTTAAATATTTCAGATGTTACATTAAACTCGTCACAGGCAAGAATTGTACCCTGTAGATAGTTAGGACCTCCACCAAAGTCGCTGTCTGTGTACATACCCTTTAAGAAAGCTCTTAATGCTAAAGCTAATTGTGTGCCCCTTCGGTGCTTACCAGTAAGTTCACCGGCCATTACATTAGCTATATCTATTCCATCACCAAGGACGCTTATACACATGCCAGCATGTCTAATGGTAGTGCCTTTACCACCATTATAGTAGGCATTTACAGGTGCAAATCTGTTTGATGGGGCCTGTGAAAGAGCAGCCGCAGTCTCACTTGCATTCCAATAACCAACACTATTTACCGCCCCCCATTGTGGGGCGTTACTCCCTAACACTGCCCCAGTAATATTATACTTAGACAAAGTGTAGTATTGTGATCCTACACTGCTTAAGGCTGCGGAGTAATCAAATCCATCGGCTCCTGTTTTAGTTGCAAAGTTATTACTGGCGTATCCTATAGCGTATCTTTCATCCCAGTCCCATACTCCAGTCTGCTGACTATCTAGTGAACCTGACCGGCTTGTAGAGTTAGTGTAAGTCTCTAGGACCTGCTGATTATATACAGTTCCTATTCTATCCCCTTTAGGATCTGTACCCCAGTAGTAGTGTTTGTGAAAACTGAATGAGTCATCAGCGTATACATAGTTTCCTGAAAAGAACGATCCTGCAGATATTATGCTAAACTCATCATCAAAGACACCGTTTATATCCTCCCACTCTAGTCCCCCAATATTACCTACATCGTTATTGTAAAACGTAATCGTGTTATCCTCCTTTATGGGTTTAGTCTCTCCTATGTTACCGGCTACTATAGGCTGCGTTACCTCTACTTTAGATCCATCACTAAAGAATATCTGCAGTGCAACTGAGTGAAGATAGTTTTCAAAGACTGTGTCACCAGTAGTCTCCGTGTCATAGTGCACTGTTATTACTTTATGACCTCCTTTTTTGTAGTCGTAAGTTACCTTATCTATTCTATCAACTACGTCTTTGCCCGTATATGTAAACCCATCGTGCGCTCTTATTATTTTAATAGGAACTACACCTGTTACTTCAGCAAATCCCTGGCCCCCTGTCCATAGTTGTCCTGTGCTATTACTAGCTATACTTCCATCTGGTTGACCTATTGGTCCAAGTGTCCCTAGGTGTACTTTGAGTGGACATAGGACCGTAGTAGGGGCTAGGGCACTTCCTGTATCTCTTGTACTTCCAGGTGTTACATAGAAGTGTCTCGCAGCATAATAATTAGGCTCAGTAACGTTTCTTACAGCACCACTACTACGTGTACTATCATCTTCCTGTATAGGCTGTGTAGTCCCAACCGTAGTTGAAGTTCCAGACGTTGATACCTTACTTACCTTCTTCTTAGTTCCTTTTGAACTAAAACTAGAACTCTTTTGGCTCTTGGCTCCTGTCGGTTTACTTGATGAATATGCCATCTAAATCATTATTAGCACCCGCAAGCGCAGACTTCTGTACAAAGATCTTTTGCCTTCAACACCTTTTCATTGGCTGTTTCGGCAAGTCCTACATGTGCTTCATGTCTTGCAGACTGCAGAAGAAGGTGAATAGTATGTGCTCTCTTAAGGTCCTCAACACACTTGTTACATTTACAAGTGCAATTGATAGCATCATGTACGAGCTTAGCTATACAACAATCTATCTCTGCAGTGGAGACTGAATAACTTTCCTTAGCTATTCCTCCCTTAGAATCTCTAACGATAGTACGCACAACACCCGCAGTCTTAAACTGTACAGTTCTAGTAAAGGTTCCCTTACGCGAGTTCTGAGAAAACTTAGTAGTGCGACCAGTAGTCAGGTCGGTAATCTCTACAGTGTATCTAGTTCTAGGTAAAAGCTTAGTTGCTTTCACTCTTATTTTGGTGTCGTTATATACTGATCGTGCTGCCATGATTTAAAAGTATTAAAGGGGGTGCCCAATTGCACCCCCATTAATTTAAGTTAGATGATTACCAGATAAACTCCTTAGATGCTGTAGCATCAATGAGTCCAAATGTTGCCTCCACTGCAAGCTGAGTAGTGTCACCAGCATAAGTAGCCTTAGGCACGTACAAAGTAGCAGTGTGAGTGTTACCCTGTCCATTGAAGCCAGGCATCTTACCAGACTTGTTTACATACTCCAGAGTCAGTCTGTTGTAAAGAACTGTCTGAGATGACAATCCACCAGCAGTTGCTGATGCATGCTGCAAATCTCCTGTTGGGAGGTACAGTCTGTTGAAGAAGCCTTGTGAGTACTGTGCCTTCTTTTCAGCAGAAAGAACTTCTGCAAAAGATCCAACACCAATAGTCATATCCGCCTCATCAGTAACAGCACCTGCCTTGTCACCATTCTTAAGAACTGTAGCATCGATGATCATACCAAAGAAGTTAGCTTCCAAAGTAATACCACTACCATCATCTGCAGCAGTAACAAGTTGCTTAACGTCACCATCAGCATTGATTGCTGAAACAAGAACACCAGACTGCGTAGCCTCAGTGTCGTTAGTAGCAATTGCGCTTACTTTATAAATACGCTTAGTATTGTCAAAAGCAGCAGACAAAGCAGGAGTAACAGAAGTTACAGAACCGCTTGGGTTGATCTGAGCTTCGTAGAATGCAGCATCATGTGGGAAACGAACGTTCAATACGAGCGTCATCTCATCACCTGCCACAATTGGGTCAAAGCCAGCATCAGTGTCAATATCCAACTTGTGCTTAACCGGTGGATCATTAACATCCCACTTCAATCTAGTGAGCTGGTTAGTATGAATGATAGGTGAAGCAATTGGATTACCTGTAGGCATAGCCTGAACAATCTGGAACGCTCTGTTCAAGAAAGCAGGGCTAGTAGGCAATGAGTTAATTGGAACATCACCTGCACTTGCAATTGAAATGGCTTCAGCATCCGTAACCTGACCCGCATCAGTACCTTGAACAAAGTCAGCATAACCTTTAGTTGCTTCTGCTATACCAATAAGGCTTTGAGCTTGAATTAGAGACAATGCGGCAGTAGTACCATCGAGGAACTGCTGTCCGTATGGGTCCCAGATACCTACCATGCAGGCGTCGTGGCCATCAGCGGCCCCTGTTGTGTGTACCAAAGAGCTCCAAAGGGAGTGATCGGCGTTGGCCTGTATTCCGGCCATGTGATTCGAAACAAAAACTTGATTCATGATTATTTTAATTCATGATAAAACAAAATTTATTCACTTTCTAGGACCTCCCCAGATTGTGATTGATATCTAGGAGACTGTATAGCCTCCAAGATGCTTTTCACTGCCATCTCCACGATCTCATCGTGTGTGTGTTCGGGCAGTTCGGAGCCGCTGCCTGTTGCTCTACGCATTAGAGCGGGTCTCCGTAAATACTTTATTACAACTTTATCAGGAACGAAAGTTGGGTCTGAGTATAAATCTACAAAATTTTCCTGCATTGTGTACAGCGGTGCTGATGCTTTTGTTGAAGAGAATGGGTCATCCAATACTTTATATACATCATCATGTTGCACATACTTGCACAGGGTCTGTTTGACTACTAGTCCTGACCCTGCTACTATTGTATCCACAAACTTTCTTTTCTGTGTAGATAGAGTTACAGGTGGTTGTAGAATAGCTCTGTCAAAAGTTTCTCCTGCAGCATTCTTAAAAGATAATACTGCATAAGCACCAGATAAAGATCTATCAGTTCCTAGGTATCTAGTAAACGGTGATTCATCAGTGTTAGTTGTAGTTATCTTTAAGAATATCTCGTTAGCGTCTGCGTGAGGAGAGTCTGCTGATCTTTTAGCACTAGACAAGTCACTAAATGTATCATTAGGGGACAAGCTAGGTTCAACTCCATGTGTGTAGGAATCATCCCTCAACTCATCTATGGTTAATCCGTTTGGGCTACTCTTTGCAGTTAAGAGTATATTGCCTGTCTCATCAGGTATTTTTATAGATACTAAGTTATACCCATCTACGCTTGTGGTAACAGGTACTCTTAGGTAGTGATCAAAGTGATTATCAATGGACGTAGATATAGGACCATTGCAGTTGTGAAATATCTTACTGCGTACGTTTACTAGGTGCATATAGTCTAAAGGCAACTTGACCCTATCTATGAATATTACCCCCTTTGAACTAGAGTTATACATAGGACCTATGTAGAACGTTTCATACGCAGTAAAATCTTCAATGAGAGTTCTTAAGTCATCTATTCTTTTTTGAGACTGCTCAAAGCCTACACCCTTTTGGTTGGATGTAGATGAGTATCTCTGCTTGATGAAACGACGCTGAGCTAAGTTTAGCTCATGATCAATCTCTTCAGGCAAGAGATTATCAACCTGGAAAGACCCAATCTTTTGGACTCCCAGGTTGACTGCTATATGCATCTCTTCTATTGTCACTTGACTTCTTTCAGTTTTGCTCTTAGTGCGTTTACTGCCCCAGAGTTCTTCTTGTTCTTAAAATACACTATTGTATCTGTCAAATCTTCACCGAGAGTTTCATCTCCGTGAATATGTTGGTTCCCAATCTTGCGGATGATATCCTTCTGTATCATTTCAGCGATCTCATCCTTAAGATCTAAGTCTTTATCTGTAGCTGCCTTGTAGAACTTAGCAGGATTCTTTGTTTTGATATCATACAGATTGTTTTCTACTTCTAGTGCAGAGAGCTTGTCTGGGTTAGAATTACTCAACACCCTCAACAATCTTCTCATTCTAGCTGCATCTGCAGATGCCTTGATAAACTCTTTATCTGCATCTTTAGATATCTGAACTCTTTTGTTCCTCTTGAGCAGATCCTTTTTAGGATCATATATGTAGAACTTCTTACCAGAGACGGCATCCATTTCCTCCTTGCTATCAGCTACCTGTCTATGCTTAGAGCACCACTTGTATGTAATATAGTCCTCTACGTTAATGGGATCTCCATTCTCATGAGTGCTAATATCGAGTTCTTTACCCTCAAATGGGATCTTAACTCTCATACTAGCCCAGTAATCTTTTTCCCTAGCAGGGAAATCTGGGTGTTCAGCTGGTAGACCAATTATACCTGGGAGGTATTTTTTTGCCTCTTCTCCTTCCACTCCTCTGAGTGGTTGACGTCCTACGAATATAGAACCAATTGCAACGCGAGCTCCTAGTCTCACTTCCTTCGGGAGATAACTGTGTGTCTCCTTACGGCGTATGTAAATTTTTCTGTTCATGTTCTTTTATAGTTTAGAAAGAATAACTAAGTCGTTCTTTTAAAGAGAAAGAATAACTTAATGTTTGGTTTGAAAGTTGGCTGCAAACGGGGGGAAAGTTTGACCAATCCCCCCTATGCAAACCAAACACAAATTACGATGCAGTGCACTGCAAATCAAGCGAAGTATCGAATCTGCGGAGCAGGATACCAGCTGTCTTCAACATGTGCACAGAAGCACCGTCTATATCACTTGCGCGAGTGTCAGATCCTGTGAAGCCCTTAGGCACAACAGAACCAGCAACAGCCCAACGCAACATCTCACGACCCTTCTTATTGATCATCTGGAGGTTGTTCTCTCCGTCATACGTAGACTGATCGACGAATGTCATTCTGTACGACTCGAGTGGCAATCCAGTGTCAGGGTGCTTACGAGAAGCCTGAGCAACAGGACCATGATCGAACAATGGAACCTTGACCACGTTCACTGTGTGACCATCGACGTGATCATACGAAGTGAAGTAACCAGTGATACCAAGGCTACGACCGCTACCTGTGATAAACTTAGACTCAGTAGTTCTGAGGTAAGAGTTATTAGCACTAGTGTTTACACTAGTAGAGCTAATACCATTAGCGTAGTAGTTACGAAGAGCCTTGTCGAACTCACGTGCACCACCAATACCAGTGAACAATGTCACCTGCTTATCGGTAGCGTCAGTCATTCCGTAGAACAAGTCACCAATCACGTCCTCAATCTTCTTCTGAGTCAAAGTAGAGTACGTGTCTTTGTTGATGATCTGCTCGAAGAGACCAGGACCAGAAACAACTGGCTGTCCATTTTCGTCCACCATCTGAGTCTTTCCAGTAGAGTCATGAGTCTTCTGGCCGTACCAGTAGTACATCTCACACTCTTCCTTAAACTTCAACATGTGGCGATACTCTTCATAGTCCATCCACAAACGAGTGCTAGAACCTTCCTTCAATGGGAGCTCAAACTCAGCAACATAGTCCTTAGCGTTACCAGAGAACTGGTAAGACTTACGAACAGTACCAATCTTAGATCTCACCAAGCCGGGTGCACTCCAGTTAGAAGCGTTTCCGCGAGAGAAGTCGATTCCAACGTTTGCGAACAGCATGCCCCACATTGAACCTGGAGAAAGATCTCCACTAGTATCTGTAGCAGAAAGAGCTGCAGCATCCGGAGATACAAGCTTCATTATGTACTCATACCCACCACTTACCTGACGAGGCTCTTCCATAATACGTGCAAGAACACCACTCTCAGAAACGAGCGTGTATGGGAACACAAACCAGCGGTCTGGGAAAACAATAGTAAAGGTTGATCCACCAGCACCAGTTCCATTTGCAGAAACCACTGGGCGAACGTTCACCTCATGAGTCTTCACTCTGTATTCATATTCAAAACGGTCGATAGACTTAGTGTTACCGACACCCTCTGTCATAAAGGACAATGGGAATTTTTTCTCTTCACGACCTGCAAGGTGCGTGATAATTGGGGAGAGCTCTTCTGGCTTCTCCAACAACGCATTGACCAACGAATTGGTGTCAGTCATCTGCGAATCATTGTAGTACGTCTTCAGTACGTTAGTCAATGCCATGATTGTTTGTTTTAAAAGTTATTTTGCTTAATTAAAAAAGCGCGTTTATGTCCAGTTGATCTGGATCAAATGCTTTAGGTTTAGAACGCTGGGCTCGTCTAGCATTCTTTACTTGCCCCTCATTTCTAACAATACGTTCTCTAAGTCCTTGAACACTCTTTGTTCTAGCCTTAGTATCTATTATATCTTCTAGCTGGAAACCACCAAACATCAGGTAGTCAATTGCTAGCTTTACTTTCACATCTGCGTTAGCGTAATCAATATCACGCTGAGTACTCCCATACTCATCAACAGGCTCAGAGATATAGTCAAAGAAGTTAGCTTTGTCTGAATCAGGTATACGTATACCGGCAAACTCGTTACCTCCTTCGATAACGTCAGCTACCCCTTCCCAGAACTCCTCCTGCTCTTGCTCCATCTGAGCATGCTCTTGTTGCTGTTCTTCTAGAAGCGCCTGTCTTTGTACTTCTTGAGCTTCCCCAAGCGCTGCACGTGCTGCTTCTGCTTTAGAGAAAAGCTTACCACTATCGTGATAATCCTCAATCATCTCTTGAATGAACTCTTGTTCATGACCTTTGGCCTGGAAGTACTGTGACAGCACTGCCGCTTGAACTCCTGTATCACTCTCGTTGATCTGGAAGTTGTTGTAATCCAAGCTTGGATTGTATGCTTCAAAGAACTTTTCTGAGTCACCCCCTGCAAGGACGTAATCCAGGTGCTGTTGTACCATAGGAAACTGTTGAAATAGATCCTCTATCTGGTCTTCAGCGACTTCTTGAGATATATCTCTAACGAACTCTGTCAAGCCTTCTACGGTATCAGCGTAGTTGCTCTCCATTTCAAAGCCTAGTGTATCAGCTATCTCTAGTGCTACAGACTCTTCAAGGACTTCGTCCTCTCCTTCTTGTTCGTCAGAGTCTTCAACTGTGAGTTCTTCGTCGTCTTCAGGGTAATCTTCATCGACGCCGTCCTCATAGTCTTCATCTCCTATAGTCTCCTCTTCTCTAATGTCCTCAACATCATTGTCAAGTTCATCACTAACAGGAGCTTCATCTTTTACCTCAACTTCTTGAGGCTCTGGAATTGTTTCAAGACCTGCAGCATTATCACCCACGACATTGTCGAAGGATATTGCGCTGAAGTCTAATTTTTTCTCATCACTCATTGCAAAAATATTTGTTTGGTTTTAAAGTGCAACTATAAAATTATTTTTTATAACTGCTATTACTATATATCACTTAGGAATCCACCTGCTCTATACCTAGCTGGGGTTTCCACTACTGTAGTTGCTTTAGGTCCCATGGGTAGGGTTTTAACACCAGGCGGGACGGAGTCGTATGATTTTACCAAATGCCCTCGGTCATCATAGCCTTTCACATCTAGGTTTACTTTTAAACCTTTATTTGCAGTCGTCATCGTCGCGTTAGGACCGATGTTCGGGAATACCATACTTTCTCCTGTCCTACCTGCCTGGTGAGCGGGGCCAAGTCCTGCTTGCTGCTGCGACGGGGTGACAGCAATATTACCCTGCTTTTGTGCTTCAAACTCGGCGATTACGTCTCTGCCCTGACGGTGTCCTTGATAGACATCTATAATCGAACCTTCGTAGCCTGAAGCCCTCGCTCTATCTAAGAGCTCCCGTCTTTGTTTATTATTGAGCGTCATTCTTTCTATCTAGTTCTTTCTCTTTGATAGCAAGCTCGCGCTGCTTTACTTCATGCTCTTTCATCATCTTCTCAAGATCTAGGTTTAGTTTACCTGTAGTGTCTTGAGCTTCTGCATTTATAAGAGCAGTCTCAATCTGTACCTGCCTGTCTTTGTCTTTCTCAAGCTGCTCTTGTTGCATAGCCTGTTGCTTGAGTTGCATCTCTTGTTGCTTCTGTTGATTCTGTACTTCTTGTTGCTTTTGCTCAAGCTCTTCTCTAGATTTTTCTGCTGCACGAATCTTAGACTTGATGCCTGGGAAGTTCTCTGTATCAAATAGGTCAAGAACTTCTGATGTCTTCATACCGTTTTGTATCATGGCTTGAGACAGCTGCTTAGCCTGATCGAGCTTCTCAAGGTCTCGACCTGCATCAGATACAAATATACCGTACTCGCTTTCCATGTGATCTTCTGCCTCCAAGTCAAACATATCGATCTGGTTGTCTGGGAGTACGTATGTGGCTTTCTTGCCATTAACCCATGCCTCTTTAGAGTAATCAAGTAGGCCTTGCATTTCTCGTTGTTCAAACCTGTTGAACTTGCGGAACAAGTCCTCAGTAATGTGTGATGACTGCATAATGGCCTG